CCCCTCTGCGCCTTTTACATTGTTTTGAACCTTACACCCTGCAGTAGAGCTAACATTCGTTAAAGCGCTATCTACCACCACTATTGTGTCTGCATTTGTTTTGCTGGTAATTTTATGGGTTCCATTGTTCTCATCATTTGCCATGCCAGTTACATGAATATAGTCTCCAACTACTGTATTAGTAAATGTATTTGCTCCTGCGGTAAAGGTATTGCCATTGGTTACAGTTAGAGCAACACTGGTATTGCTGACTCTACTATTAAGTATTAAATGCCCTGTGCTATAGGTTCCAGTATTCGTTAGTGCGTCTGGATCAGCAAACTTGAATGTATTGACTGGTCCTTTACATCTCGCTATAAACGCTTGCCATTCTGCTGCTTGTGACCTTCTCATCAAAGGCAAAGCTACTTCTGCTTCCCAGCCAACATTGTCAAATTCTTGTGTTCTCACCTTTCCTGAAAAGGGAGATGTTGATATTGCTATAGCTCTCCTTAACCTAAAGGTACTTGTTATAAAGTTTGGTGTGTTTGGCATTGTTATAACAGCCATTATCCTACGCTCCCTCTTAATGCTTTACCAAACTGCCCCCCTCTGTTAGCTGCATCAAAGACACTGGCTTTCGTCACCTCTGCTATTTGCGGTAACATCTTGGTTATTTCAGTTCGGACTGTTGGAATAACCCCAGTGGAGAAGTTAAGTGATTGATTTACAACGATATTTTGACCGCCTCCCATTGCGTTTTTAGTGTTCATGTTGTTGAGCAGGGTTCCTGAGCTTGAAGGCAAGAATAACTCTGGACCACGCTCACCCACTAATACTGGCTGTCCCCCACTCAACGCTCCACCGCCAGCTCCTTCCTTTCCTGATCCTACTCCCCCTTTCGGCATACTCATTCCAAATGCTCCCAAGATGGCATCCACTATAGGCTGTATTACCATCAGCTCCATAAACGCAGATATAACCGCTTGGACCACATTCAGCGCAAAGTTTTTAAACGACTCTAGTGCGCTCTCGCCCTTCATTAAAGAATCCACCAAGTCATCTGCAAAGGAACTAGAGAGACTTTCAACCTCACTAGCAATGGTTGCCATTGCTTTACCCATTGGTCCTGAGCTTTCTAAAACCTTTCTCCATAGGGCATTGACTTGTTCAAAACTGTGATTACCGCTTTCTAACGCTTCATTCAATATCTCCTGCGCTATAGCCATTTCTTCAAGTGATAACTTGCCCATTTTTAATCTGGACTGTAAAGCAGCTATGTTCTTCATCTGCTGTTTATATTCTTCGTTTGCTTGTTGAAATGGAGAGACATCATCTTCAACATCTGGATCGCCAGTCAAAAACTTTAGGTCTCTGTCTGCCATTCGGTCTTTTATTTCTTTTATCCAATTATCTAAGCCCTCTGTGCTGAACTGCCAATCAACAGGGTCTAGTTGTTCGCCTCGCAGCATAGCTGGCAATTCGTTATAAAGGTCTATAGCTTTGTTTATAAACTCTGTAAAGTCTGTCATCAGCTCATTAAGTGCGTCTGGAAAACCCTTAGCAAACTCCAAAATACCAAGTAACACAAAGTCAAAAGCCTGTGCCAACCTATTCCAAAGAGATACTGTAATTCTTGCTGCTGCATTCAAAGCCTTCAATGCGATTATCAACACGCCAGCTATCATGCTTGCAAGAACACCCAAAACCTCTGCTAGTCCGCCACCGCCTGTTTGCTCTAATGTTACCTCTCTTAAAGCATGAGAAAACTCTATCAAAGCATCTCTCATTCCAGCCTCGCCTATTGCCACAGAGAATAATGAGGCTTGGTCCCCTAAGTTTGATATGGCTCCAGAGAGCGTGTTTAACCTGTCTTCTAACGCAGTAGCAAACTTGAGATCGCCTACTTCTGCTACAAACTTCATAACCTCTTTTACATTCTTGCCAATACTTTTTTCTAGTCGGTCAGTCCCAGTACCAAAAGCAATGACCATTTTGTCGCCTTGAGTCTTGGCTTCAAAACCCATACGCTGAAGGGTCTCTATACTGGTTGTACCTGCCATGAAGACACCTTTAGCTAGTTCATCTATGGAAACATTCTGGGCTGCTGCAACCTTACCCATACCAGCCATTTCATCCTTAGTAGGTTTGATGCCTATACGCCTCATCTCCAAAAAGGCTTTTGTTACTTGATCTATTTGGAAGGTGGTGGTTGCGGTGAACTCAGTAATCATCTTCATCGCTGCAGCAGTTTCTTTTGCATCGCCAGTGTTGGCTTGCAAGGTTGCTTCTAAGTCTTCAAACTGTCGTATGGTATTAACTACATTCTGTCCGAGCCTTACCACTCCCAATGCAACCAAAGCTGCGCCTAGCCTTTTCATAGAGCCACCGAGCTTAGTAGCTGTCTTACCTGTTGTGTCTAGTTTCTTATTAACTTTATCAAGACCCTTCCTAAGCTGTGCGGTCTCAGCCATGATCTCTATAACCAATCTATCTATAGGTACTGCCATTATTCGTCTGGATGTAGCTCCATTAATTTCTCAAGTTCATTTTTACTCATTGGCTTTTCATTGTTTGATGTGTTGAACTCTCTAAACCCTTCAATAGCAGCATAGACTTCATTGGGCGAAGCGTTCCAAAACTCTGTGGGCTGCATACCGATCATGCCTATACAGATTTCCATATAACGCCTGATGGGGAGGGATTCATCTACTATTCCTCCTCCACTGGCTTTCCCTCAGTTTCTTCTCCTGAATCGCTTAGAGATGCTGCAATTAAGTTCGCAACTGCTGTGGTTGCTTCCACAATGCCTACATTGGTGATGATCTTTTTGACATCCTTCTCTGTTATATCCTTGCCACCGCCCCTTAATGCAGGCGTTAAAACGCTGATAATATCAAACATTCTGATGTCAGCCTCAGACATCTTCTGTGCCAACTTTATTATTCCACAGCCTACTTTTTCTTCTATTTGAACAATAGCATCTATGGTTAGTCTAGCCTTGTAAGTCTCAGAGCCTAGTTGAACCTCAACTTGCCCCTTTAATGGATTTGTCATCTGACTTCTCCTTCTTTTTGCTTCCTTTTGGAAGTACGGTTATTAATAATTGTTCTTCCCTATCGTCTAATTCATAAGAAAGAACAGGGGTAGGTACGCCATTTAAGACAATCTTGTCCTCTACCTTCAAAGAAGGAAGCGCTGAAACAACATCTCCTTTTTGAAAACCAGATATAGCCGACTTACCAGTGCCTATTTTTACTTCTTGCCAACTCATATTAGTTGCCTACTAAACTGTTGCAAATGTAATAGCCCCTGCTGATTCAAAGCTCATACTGTATGTGACTTCACCATTGTACTCGCCTGCATATTCAAGGCTCGTAACTTGGAAAGCACCAGTAAATGTTCCGAAATCTGGGACTAAGAATTGGTAGTTGTTCTGGGTATCTGCTAAAGCATTGGTCTTTATAGTTGTTTCTGAAGTCGCATCAGTAAAAACACCGCTTCCTGCTACAGATATTGATTGAACTCCTGCTGCTGCTAAAAGCGTTCTTTTACCTGAACTGTCTTTGTTCGTTACATCAACAGACTCATTGTTTACAGTGAGACTGGTTGATCTAAGACCGCCAATGGTTGTAAAAGTCTCTGGACTTCCACCATTGCCCACTTTCATCAGCATGGATTGACCCTTTTGTGCTGCCATCTTTTTCTCCTAAATTATGAGGAAAGTATTTATTTTCCCTCTGTATTTAATAAAGCTATCTAGCTGCCTAATAAAATAGCACGAAATCGCATAACTCCGTGCCTCGTTATCCCATCTGGGTCACGAACAAGATCGCTAAATTCAAATCTTAAATTGATTAAATTAGCTCCTGTTACACTCAGACTATAATCATGCAATAAATCATGCAATCTGTCCATAATGTTCTTTGTTTCTTTTGCTCCTCTATACTGTGACCACACATGAAATGTGACTGTATTTTCACTTCCTGCTACATCTTTTGTGCTGTAGTCTATTGCTGTGGTTTCTCCTAAAACAACATAAGGGTATCCTGAGCCTTCTGGGGTCTCATCATACACTGATGCCCCATAGGTACTGGTAAGGGTAGAATCGTTGCTTAAACGAGCATACAGAGCTTCCTGTAGGGCAAATTGCTTAATGGTCATCCAGACTTGCCCCCTTTCCTCAACAATCCTGCATCTCTAAACGATAGCATTATAATAGCCCTGTTTTTCTCCAACGATGGGACCATAAAAGGTCTTGGAGCCATATTAACTGTTCCGTATTCCAAATGCTTAGAATAATTTGCGCTGGAGGTTACTCTACCTATTTTATTAACAAGGTCCATTTGCTTAGACATATTCATTCTTAATCCCTTTAAATCAGTCGCAGGGTAGTCTCCTGCTGCTGAGGCTTGATGTTTTCCATACCATCTACCCCTTCCTTGCTTGCTAATTCCATTAATGACTGTTGCATGAACCCTGTCTGTCGCAGCAACAAGCAACCGCTTTATTTCATTTTCTGCTGCCTTTCCCCTGTTCTTCATTCTTGTTTTTACTTGTGCAGCGTTTGTCGTCACTTTGGCAGTTGTCATTAAGTTGACCCTCCTTCCTCGCACATCAAAGTCAACCAACGATTTCTCTCGTCTGCGTTAGTAATACTATGGATGTTAAAGATTCTGGAGCCAAATTTTATTCTGTAGTTTGTGCCTATATCAGCTCTATAGCGCATGATTATTCTATGAGTGACCTTTTCTTTTTCTTGTCCGTGTTGGAACTGATACCGACCTTGTTGGGGCTGGATGTCCGCATAGACTTCTTTGAGCGTACCCCATGCCACACTTCTCCCTCCACCTGTATCTGCTGTAGCAGTGGGGCTTTGTAAGGTTACTTTATGGCGCATTCTGCCTAGACTCGTTCCTCTAATTGGCATTTATAACCCCATAAACTTGCCTGCACCGAAAGCTGCAGCGACCACATATAACCCCCAGATCATCGCTTCCAGTTTAGAAAACCTTGCGTTTCCCTTTTCTAAGCGACCATGAATACTGCTAAGTTCCCTTTCTATGTATTCATAGCGGATAGCGCACTCTTTTTCATGCGCCTCTAGCTTAGAGATTGTTGTCTCATTAGCCATTATCCATAAGCCATTAATGAGCTAGACCCAAGACCTGCGTGAACTCTGTAAGGTGCATACATTGTTTTTATCATGGGCGGTACACTCCTCGCTTGTAGATATTCTCCCATGTCCCCTCTGTGTTCATAAAGAAAGGCGATATGCTGCAACATACCCAATCTAATAGGCTCAGGAACGCTGTAAGGCGATGTTGAGCCTGCAACATAAGTTACCTCTATTGCATTGGCTACTCTTAGCGCAGTCGGAAAGCTCTCTCCTGTGCGTAAGACAATCCTCGCAGGAACGCTTGCAGTATCCACATAGTATCTGGAAGCTGCAAATGTCGTTGCTGTATCTTCATCATCGTAGGTTTTGAGACTGGTTACTGAACTTACTGGGGATTTGGGAAGGACTATATAGTCCTTGTGAAAGTTCATATATGGTCCAGTTCTTACCCCTTCCCACAAAGGATCGTCTTTGTCAGAGAAGCTGTCTAAATAAAGCACTAGAGTTTGGCTCATTAAAGCTCTATTCATATACTCCTCTGCATAGCTTCTCGCTGCTTCAACCATCGGCTGAAGATTGCGTTCATCTACGCTGTCCTCTAACCGCAAGTATTCCTTAACCTCTTGTAGAGTTACTGGCTCTTGGGTTGGTGCTACACTTACAGTTAGACCTGCCATTAGCTGTCCTTTTCTGCTTCCTCTGCAATTTCATTGGCTTCTTCCATAGTTACAGAAGTATCTTCGCCATTTTCTTCAGGTGGATTAATGTCCGTTTGCTGAATCACTTGATTATAGAAGTTGGTTAAAACCTCTACTTCAGTGAGCGCACTTTGAAGTTCCGCTTTACGCTTACTTAAATCAGCTATCTTTTGATAGGCTAATTTGCCTTGATCGCTGAATGTTTGTGCGTCTATTTCTTGTACTTCGCCTTCCTCATTAGGGTAGCGGTACATGAATTTAGGTTCTTCGTTTTGGGTTTCTTTAGCGTCTGCCATAAGTTTTCTCCGTTATTAAAATTATTATCATATCAAATTGTTAGCTTGTCTCCAATTACTCTGCGTCTTGTGCTTCTTGATAAGCTGTTTTAACTGATGACGTCCATACTGCATTACAGATTGCTTGTACTCTTGCATCTTCACCCGATATATCCGTATCACCCCAAGTATCACCTGTTTTAGTGCTTGGCGATAATATGTGCCTGTGAAAAGTACGAGTTAGTTCAGTACCGTCTTCCTTAATTATAGTCGCTGTTCTAACCTGAACGATTCCATTTTCAAGAGTTTCAATCTTGTCTGCTATTGTCGTTTTTGTTATTGCCATTTTTTTTCTCCTTGCCTAGAATCCACTAGACATTATTAAGCTGTTTGATAGGTAAAAGATAGTGAAAAGTAACTATTGGCAGGAACTGCTCCACCATCATATTTCCATATGATTGCGTTAGTTTGATTATCCTCAACCTTTATCAACATTCCTGCCCCTGATTGTCCAGTTTCTTGACCAAAACCACCGCCAGTCATACCACTTGCTGTATCAGCAGCAGTAAAAGGTAAAGCGAGATTGTAATAAGTTGGTATTGTTCCTGATGTTCCGACATAGTTAGATGTAACTGAAACCGTACACATTCTGCCAACTTTTGTATATGTACCAACATTTGTAGAAGTCACACCAGTAACGCTACCACCTCCGCCAACAGTGTAAGTAGGGGTGAATGTGCCTTCTTCATAATCGTCTAAGGCATTGGCTGCAGCTGTGTCTGAGCCAAAGTGTAGACCATCAGAATTTAGCATCATTCTAGTACCACCAGCGTTAGTGTGGAATTTTAATTGCCTGTCTCCGTTATAACTTATTCCGCCATCATAGGCATCTGAATTATTTGCATTATCTCTTGAAAAAGCATACCAGCCTTCAGCTGTTCCATTGTATACAGCCATACCACCAGCAGAACCTGAACCAACTACTAAATTGTTAGCCTTTGAATGATTAGTGCTTGGAGTAGTAGTTCCCATACCAATTTTTCCATCGGCTGCTATATGAAGCCTATGCGTTCCCTCATAAGCACCAGTTGTTAAAGCTGCTGTGTAAAATGTATGGGTTGTTGCAGCACTTGTTGCATCTACACCACCACCATATCTGAGATAATTACCCCCAGAATGTCCATTGATATACAAACCTGCAATATCACTTGTACCTCCACTATCGTAGGGTACGCCCATAAGTTTAGCGTGTTTTTCAGCATCGTCAGTTCGGCTATTTCCCATTTTAAAATAACCTTGAAGGTCAAGAGCCTGAGATGGACTAGCATTTCCTATACCAACCTTTCCATCATGCTTTACTCTCATTCTTTCAGTTGCAGAGCCACCACTAGGGGTTGTGTCAAATGTTATATTTTGTTCTGCAATGGTATTTTTAATATTAAAATTAGTGCCTGCGCTATAAAGATAGTCACCTGATGTTTGCGTTATATTTCCTGCAATCGTAGCAGTTGTAGCTCCAACATCTCCTGTAATATCTACCCCATCACTAGCTGTAGCTAGTTTGGTTGAGTTGTCGTGATAGAGAGTTACTGCTCCGTTATCATTAAAAATAGCGTGGGTTTCATTGTTACCAACATCTGTTATTCTAAGAGTGCTGTCTGTTTGCAGATACATATTTCCAGTTGTGTTTGTAACTACAGCATCATTCCCACTAGCTTGAAGGGTCAATGGATTGCCAAAATTTAAGTTACCGCTTACTACTACATCGTGGTTGAAAGTAGCTGTTCCTGCATCTGACATATCAAAAGTAAGAGCATTAATATCGCTTCCACCATCATTACCTATAATAGTGAAATCTGCATCTTGTGT